TTTGCAAATACACAAAGAAGCCTCTGCACATCTACGGCGCAACATATAAACTTTTGAAAACAGTTACTGCAAAGGAGTTGGGGAGATGACTATGGAAACATTTAAATTTGAAATCACAATTAAGGTTGGTGAAGATATGTATGGCGACAGTGAAGGCCAACCCACATTTCACGAAACTAAAGAGTGGTTAAAAAATATGATCTCTTGGCAACATCCACATGATGCCAGAAGGTATTTTAATGACGTCAAAATTGTATCTAAAAGGGGGGTGAAGTGATGTCAGAGGACATCAAGCGCAAGTGGTGGATTTTCCACCACGAAAACCCCACCATTTATGAGCTATTCAAGCGCTTTACTTTTGAGGTAATTGAGAGAGGCCATGACCAGTATAGCAGTAAAGCAATCTTTGAGCGCATTAGGTGGCACACCGATATTGAAACAAATGGCGAAGAGTTTAAAATGAGTAATAACTATACGCCATATTATGCACGTTTCTTTATGCATGAGCATCCTCAATATCAAGGATTTTTTAGAACACAAATATTAACTGAAGAAAGAGAATAAAATGCAAACATTAATTATTAAATCAATACACGAGCATGGCTTTGGTTTTGCTTTTACCAAAGATGAGCATGACCAAGTGTTTCTGCCTAAAAAACTTTTAGCAGATTTTGAGCATCTGGATTGGTTAGAACCAGCAGATGAGGTGTATGCAAAAATTATACCAAATTATAAAGATAAATTAGATGGTGGTTGTAAGTACGTTTGTACTTACATTACTATTGATAGGTTTGATCCAGTTTATGTTGCCAGTGTCAGGGAAGCATTAGGTGAAGTTATAGAGACAATTTGCCCAACAAAAACACCATTTGTACCATCGTTTGAGCCAACAGTTGATAAGGGCAATTTATTAAGTGAATTAAATAATCGATTAAACGAATTAGTAATTGAAAATAAAGTTTACACAGATCGCATTGAAACTATATCTGCAATTAATAATTTAGATGAATTAAGCCTTAAAATATTTTTATTTCATAATCTTGAAAGCTCAGATCCATATTTATATAAATTATTATTTAGCACGATTGAGCAAGGTTTTTTCCCAAATCGCGTTTGGGGATGCTTAAATTATATGGTTGGTAATAGTTTATTTTCATATAGCAAACCAGAAAGAAATAAAAGCATTCGTAACCCTATATATTTTTATGATGTAATATTAAGATCTGATAAATTTTTCTTAAATTTTCCAAACTTTGGTAAAAAATCATTAAGCGATCTTAAATCATATTTGAGTGAATTTGGTTTACAGCTAAATACAGATTTAAAAGATATTAAATATGAAACATTAAAATCTTTTAATTTGCATAACAAAAAGAACGATTATTTATTTGTTAAAACGAGGGAAATAGTATGACATTCTACACAACGCTCGTCCTCACATATGTCATTGGCGGCGTGGAGCTACAGGATACTACGCTGTATCGCAGTGCGCGTGAGTGTGGCGACGCATTGCCAGCAGTCTACAAGCCATATGAAAAAATGGACAGCATGGCTCAGTGCATCGAGACAAGCTACATCAGCTCGTCATTTATTGTACCAAAACTCAGACCGAAGGGATTATCCAATGGCAAGTAAATATTACCCATGCCCAGAATGTGATGGCGCAGGCGAAACGCTATTTGAAAAAGATTATAATATCTTTCATGAAACTTACCTGTATGAAAAAGCTGATTGCACAAACTGCGCTGGCACTGGTTTAATACTTCCAGAGATGCCAGAAAAACCTAACAGGCTAATCCCAGCGCTGGATGATCAAGGAAAATTTGTTAGGCGTGAAAATGATGAATGAGGAGAATACAAATGACACCAGTACAATGTCACAAAGCGATAATGCGATTAATAAAATTAAATCTAATGGTGCAGGAAGATCTGATGGGCAAGGAAAAGAGGAACAAGGGCTTTTACCTGTTTATGATGAAAGAACAACAAGCCCTGCTGGAGAATGTAGAACGCCAGCTTTCGCTTATGCGACGAAAGAACAAGTCGCCCAAGCAATGAGGGATGAGCCTACATTTAAATATGAGATCATGTATTCCCACTTGCTATACAATTTTGAGCAAGAGCAAATCAAGCGTGGCCTCAGAAATAAAATAAATAAAACTTTTGAGAGGCCGCGCCAGATTACAGTTAACAAGCCTTCACACAAAAATTTTATTACCGATAGCGATCTTCGTAAGATTAAACCTATACCGAAAAAGAAGTATGACGCTATACTAAAGCATATGAAAAGTTATAAAAGATACACGACCACTATGATAGCGTTAAGCAGTTCTATTGGTGTATCTGATGTGGCGTGGACGCTTAATGTTATGTATCGTCAAAAATTAGTTGATCGTGCTTACGAGAAAACAACGCCAATTATTGGCAACGCTGGCGCTAAGTCTCTGCGTTACGTTTACTTCAAGCTAAAATAAATATATCGTGTGGGTAGTTTCATGCCCGATACTACCCACACGTCTAAATAAATCTAACAGCGCAAATCATCAAGAAGTTTATTTAATCTATGAAGCTGTTTATTACTTGATTTAATAATTTTTCTTCATCTACAAACTGATCTGGATATAATCGAGTTGACGTTTTCTTTATTATGGGATCGTCACCTCTAGCCCAGTAAATTTTCTTAATATCATACGCCACCAAAGCATACACATCGGATTTTTTATTATTGCCAAGAGGCTGTGTGTTCCACCTATACTGCCTCGCATTTCCTGTTTTCTTGCTGGCTGTTTTGACCTGTAAAGTCAGTAATTTACCGCTTGGCGTCTTCAAGTATGCATCGTCAATCTCATGTTGGACTAAGATGCAGGAAATGCCAGCGAATGATAATCTCGATAGAGCTAGAAATTCACCAGCCCTACCGATTTTATTGTTATGCGTTGAGCCACTCATAGATTTTGTTTGTCTCACCAGTTCTATCTACAAGCCCATGAGTTCCGCCATTGACCCGACGTGTGATTTTTAAAATTGTCTCATCGTTTACGCCATCGTCTGCAATGTCAAATAACTTGTTTTTATTAAAGAACCACATTGCCGTATCAAATGCGTAATCTGTAGCCACCAGATCTGGGTCTGTCATAATCTCAGGTAAACCCATGTCGGAGCTGAATGCCCTGTAATTATTTTTCCCTGTGATCATAAGATAACCTTTTCCAGAAAATAAAGCGCCATCATTTTCAGTATTGTTGCCCATGCGACCACCATAAACTTTGTTAGCTAACGCTGTTGGGTTTCGAGAATATCCCTCGCAGGACGCCAGATCAGGAAAACGGCTAGGCCATACGCGCATCATACTTTCGGCACTGTAGTTCAGATTTTCTCTGGTATGCCGCCAGTGACCGCTTTCGTGGCTCGCCTGACCCATTAGATGGGCGGCTCTCTCATTTGATAGCTCGAAGTGCTGGGCAATCGCCTTAGCAGTATTTTTGCCGAAATGTCCGTCTGCCCCAACTCCAATTCTATCTTGAAGTTTTTTCATTGCTTCTGTCATGATTATGCCTTTTTGGTTTTGCGTTTAGTTGGCTTTTTCTTTGCAGTCTTTGCCGCTTCTTTAAATGCCTTGTTAGTGGGCGCACCCTTAGCGCCTTTTTTACGCATTTTTTCGCCACTACCAGCTTTTATGCGTTTACGCTTACTGTTAATATTATCGTATAATGACATTATTTTTTACTCCCAAAATATTTACTTACACCACGCATCCCAATTGATGCACTCACAATTCCACCAAGGCTGTATTGATACCAATCAGGCATATTAGACAGCGCGGCAAAACCAGCTTGCACAATGCCATTTCCCCAATCGCCACAAAACGCTAAAATTAATGGTATCGAGAAGAGCAGAGTTATCCACTCGTCTTTCCAGCTATTCTCAGTGGCTTTCATGGCGGCAATATCCCAATCGATCTCGCCTGTAGCTATTTTCATTTTAGTTTGTGCCTCTGCTTTCTTCACAGCAGTTTTGCCTTCGATCATAGTACCAGCAAGATCTGCGACTTGACCTATCAATCCTAATCCAATCATTTATCCTTACCTTTCGCTAAAGCATTTGCCCCAAAAAACACAGATACGATACCAGCAACAGACACAAAGTAAATACTTGCCATCGATCCTAAAATTTTGGCGGCTTCGTCTAATCCAAAAATTACAGCGCCAATC